TTGAGAGAAATAATTATTAGAATTTATTTGCTAGATAGAATGGGAAAACTATCTATACTTAAGGAAAAGGCCAACGATGTGGCTAGAGATTTAGAAGATGGGAGACTTCTCCTTTCAATGGAATTCCTAAAGGCCGACATTTCTTCACTTGACGAGGATAGAAGAAGGGAGATAAAAACCATATTGCAAAACTCCCACCCCACAGAATACTTTGGTGAAGATTATTTGAAGTTAGGAAAACTTATAAATATATTGGGCGATGTGGCTGATACAGACGAGGAAACATTATTGGAAGAATTGGGTGTGGAAAACCTTCAAATGGTAAAGAAAGCAGCCGCTTTGAGAAAAATATATGAAAGACTTTATAGAACTCTAAGAGATATTGTATATGAGGAGGAATAAACATGGAAGAAGAAATTGTAAATGTATTGAAAATGCTAGTAGAAAAGGTTCAAGATTTGGAACGCAAGTTGCATGAATCAGAAACCACATTGATTAAGTCGGGCTTTGTTGCTACAACGCCCTCACCTTATTCAAAGCCGAATAGAGGTATGCCCTCTAATAAAGAAATCCAAAGTATGGATTGGGATGATATTCATGACTTTGTATCAAGAATGGAGGGAACACAATGAACGACAAACCAGAATTTAACCTATACGCAGAAATGATGACAACCTTGCAAGAACTTGAAACGATAATTAATAACGCTCTAGGTTCTGAATATTTTGAGGCTGAGGTAAATACCCATAAGCCAATTAAGGCTAAGGTTGTAGATGTAGAAAGGTTGGCCGCTAAACCAATTGATAAAACTCCTACAATTGCAAAGAGTCCACGCAGTAGAAAACTAATGCCAGAAAATCTAATCTATAAGGATGAAGAAACAGAACCTAGAGAAGACCCACCAGAAATGGGAGATGCTGAAATGCCCAAAAATGTAGAGGATTCAGAACCTGCCGAAGATTCACAAGAAAAGCAATTGGAGTTGGCTTTGGAAACTGCCCTCGCCCTATTGAGAAAGAAAAAGAATACTCTTTCAGTTATTGATTCTGAGGCAAATAGAGTTAGACCACCTCTTGACTCATAGGTGATAAATTGAATCCCTTTGACATACCTTTTGATAGTATCAATAAAAATGTTTCTTCACTAAGAAACATGGTTAGGGCTACTTTTCTAAGTGCTAAAGATAACCCTAAAGCATATGAAAAAGATTGGGAAAGATTGGTTGTCGAGTTAAGGGAAATGTTAGAAGACCCTGCAATTAAAGAAAGGTTTCCTAATATTGACACAAGCCTTCTATATTCCGATGATTCATATAATACAATGGAACAGGGGCAACAATTATATGAACAATTTATGACAGAACAAGCACCTGTTGAGATTGTAAAGCAGGATAAGCCAGAAAAATTTATTGAGCCTAACAAGCCCATGTATCGCATATTTGATATTGAGGACATGAAAGAGATTAACGGCTTTACAGGAGATTTTTTCGTTCAAGAAAAATACGATGGCCTACGGGTGCAGGTTCACAAGTTTAACAATGAGGTTAAAATTTACAGTTTTAACGGAAGAGATATTACTAATAAGTTTGAAAAGTGTGTAAAGGTTCTTGAAGAAAGAACGTTTCCTAATTGTATTTTAGATGGCGAAGCCGTTCTTTACAAAGGAGATGACCCATTGGTTAGAGCCGATACTCTCGCATTTATTAATAGAAAGGTAGAATCTGAGGGAGATATTAAACTACACATTTTTGACATAATGTATTTTGAAGATGAATCTATTGCTATGGAAAAATTAGAGGATAGAATGCAAACTCTAATTTCAAATTTTTCAGCACATTCCGACGAGCGAGTAATGTTTCCTAATAAGAAAAATACTAGAGAAGCCGATTCAATGGAAGAGATTGAAGAGTATGCTATGGAGATTATGAATAACCCTACATCGGAAGGTGTGGTAATCAAAGATGCAAAGTCCTCCTATATTATTGGTAAAAAGAAAAACCCTAAGTGGATTAAGTGGAAAAAATTTGTAGACCTAGACGTAATGGTTCTTGCTGTTAAGGAAAATAAAAATGGCACATTTGGTTACACAATTGGTGTCGGTCCTGTTGAAGAAGACACTCCAAAAGCATTTGAACTTGAAGGTAAATTCTATATGAATTTGGGTAAGACAACAAATACAAGTAAAGAAGTAGAGGTTGGTAAAGTAATTAGAGTAAAGGCTGATGAAATTATGGGTAATCCTAAAAAGGGCTTTTCACTTTTTAATTCTAAATTCCATGAGATTCCCGAAGCCGCTGAACCTGAAAAATTAATTACTTTAGAATTTTTGACCAAAGATGGGAAGAAAAGTTTGGGAGATTACACTATTGACGCTCTAACAAAATCATATACAATTACTGATAATATTCATGGAGTGGCTAAATTTGATACAGGGTTAGATTTAGAAGGTTTTGTATTTCACGGATTTAAGGATAAAAACCTCATGTCCAAAAATGCCCTAATAAATAAGGATATGTGGGAAAAACAATTAAAGGCTGCATATGGTAAAGACAACGGGAAGTTTTTCGTATTTGTTCAACAATTGTTAGAAAATAGGTCATTGAATGATGAGCAGGTTTTTAGAGAGGCTGTAAAGTATGACCCTAAGATGATGAATCGTTTATTTGGAGAAAAAAATGGACTAAAAGAAATGCGGAATAGACTAAAGAGAGGCGGTAAAGCCTACGGTATTGAATTTAGAAGCGACCCAACAGGCTCTACTCGCTTTTCATATGATAGCGACACATTAGCAAAGGCAGTAGAAAGAAATGGTAAATTTCAACTATGGGCTAACAATGACCGCAATCTCTACTTTGTAATTGATTACAAAGATGATAAGATGATTTGGAAGATTGACACCAACTCGGATGAAGAAGTTTATGACCTTTTAGGAGAGGCAGGTAAATATCCCGCTACTGCTACTAAAGACTTAGAACAAAAAATCCTATTGGACAAAGGTAAATTGATTTTAGGCGCACAACGAAATGATTACCATGAGTATATTATCAAGGGGGAGGACATTGTTTCTAAACTTCACGTTAGATATTTGCCCGTTGATGGCAAAGAGATGTTTTTAGCATGGACAGGGTATGAAAATAAACCTACACCCGATTCATCAGATGAAGGAAAAATAGATATTTATGACAAAAATTGACCCATTTTTCAAGAAAGGTTAATATAGTCGAACATACAAATATAATATCATGCAGTTAAGGACACCTATGTTTGGAGATGACTTACATAGTGGGGGAGAACTTGTTATTCTCAAGGAGGATAAAGATACAGTAATTGCAGGTTACGCATCAGTAGATGTTGTAGATAAGCAAAATGATAAGATTACATTGGGCGCAATTAAGGAAGCGGCTGATAAATTCATGAAGCAAGATAGATATAGAAATGTGATGATTACACATTCTAATGTTCAGGTCGGAGAAGTAGTAGACCAATATACAGATTCCAATGGTAAAGTCCTAAAAACAGGCGTTGATGATACAGGGTTTTTTGTAGTGATAAAATTAAGAAATGATATTGAGAAAGCGAAAGATGTTGCGAGGGATATTCGTCGTGGCAAACTTCGTTCTTTCTCAATTGGTGGTCAAGCAATTAACAAGACCAATAAATATGATTCCGATGCGGGAACATATAAAGAAATTGATAAACTTGAATTGCATGAGATTACCATTTGTGAAGAGGGGATTAACCCTGAAGCCAAATTTAATATTGTAAAGGAGGACAAAAATATGAGCGAAATTGAAAAAGCACTAAGCGAGTTTAATGAAGTAATGGCAGAACTTAAGGAAACTATCCTAAAAGAAGAACATGATAAAGACATTGAATCTATGGATAGTATGCCAAAGGAAGAAGCCGACACCCTCGAAATGGAGGATGTTGATGATGAAGAAACAAAGGCTGATTATGATGACGATGAAGGAACATCCGAAGTAGAAACTGAGGATTATGAAGCAGGTGATTATGATATGAACCGAAAGGCTGAGGAAATCTCAACCCTAGACCTATCACCTTCTAACATCGAAAAGGCATATGAAGCATTTAGAGCCGAAAAGGAAGAAGAGAGAGCCTACGCAGTTATCAAGGAACAATTTGAAAACCGCTACAAGGAAGAACTTCGTGTTGAAAAGGCTGAGTCTGAAAAGGCTAAGTTTGATGCACAATCCGCAATCGGTTCTCTTGCTAACGAACTAAGCGAACTAAAGAAGTCTTTGGAGAGCGACGTTATTGCAAAGGCAGAAGAAAGAGAGGCTAATACCATTACTGTTGGAGATATTACTAACATGTCATGGGATGAAGCACACAATGAATTTTCCCGTTTGAAGGGGGGTAACTAAATATGACAGGCTATTTTAAGACTATCGGAGATTTGGAGCGAGCGACCTATGGTATGGGAAGCGACAACATTTTGAAAAGCGAAGGCATTACTTCAGGAATTGAGGGCGCACACTTTTCAGCAACTGGCGGAACAACAGCATTGTATAACCTAGTCTATGGACAAAAGGTTTGGTCAATGATTAACCGTGAAATTAATGCACTATCTATGCTTCCTAAGAAACCCTGGAAATCTAGCGGTTGGAGAATTTTGAAGAGTAGAGCAGTTGGTGGTGGCGGAGATACTTTTGCTGCTAATGCTGACAAACTTGGTGGAACTGCTGAAAACGAGTCGCTATCTAACATTACTAACGTAAAGCCAGATTATGACACATTGAGCGTTACACCTAAGACTATTGCTCACACATTTGAGATTTCTGAAATTGCACAAATGATGGCAGGTCTTGATGATGGAATTGGCGACCTTATCGCTAATTACCGTGAAGAAGTTGGTATTACTCACGCAGAAGTTATGAATCAACAAATTTTGCTTGACCTAACTACTACTACACAAAAGGGTCTTAGAGCAACTGAACTTTCGGATGCTGAAAGAGATAGAAACCTAACTTCTCTTTACAAGATTATTTCTAACTTCGCTGAATTGGATGATAGCGGTTCTGAATTGTTCACTAATTCTTTGGATATTTACGGAACAACTAGAGCAGACCCAGCAGGAACCGAAGCAGACCGTATGTTGCACCTAGAATCTTACGTTGATTCTAATTCAGGAACTGATAGAAACCTAACCGTTAATCTCCTAAATACTGCTTTGAGAAACCTCATGGCAAGAGGCGGAGACCCTAAGGTTATTCTAACAGGATATGATACTATTCAGACTTTGGGCGAATTGCTACAAGCACAAGAAAGATTCATGGGTCGAACAGAAGTTGTTCCTTCCCATTCAGGAATTAAGGGTGTTTCTGGCCGAGAGGTTGGTTTCCGTGTTGCTACTTATCACGACATTCCAATTATCCCAGTTAAGGATATGCCGAATGGTGGAGCAGGTCTTTCAGATATTCTAATTCTAGATACTGACCATTTGTTCCTTTGCACACTAAAGCCTACTGAATACTTTGAAGGTGGAATTAATGCTGATGTTTTCGGACACGGAAAGTTGGGTCATCGAGGACTTTACAGAACCGTTGCTGAAACTGTCTGCACATACTTTAGAGGACAAGGAAAGATTATTGACCTTCAATGAGGTGATTTAATTGACAAATTCAGTTACAATTAAATCAGACCATTTGGGAACAAGTAGACCTTATGTTGTTGGACACCAATATGTTGTTCTAGCGGATTGTGATATTACCGCATATAGAACAGGAACAACTGCAACTGCGGCTAGCCAAACAATTACTGCGGCAAGTTCAGGAAAAACATACACAAGAACGGCAGGAAGTTATCTTACTGATGGTTTTGTTGTTGGCGACCACGTTGTTGTGGCGGGTTCTGCGGGTAATAATAATGATGATGTAATTAAGATTAGTGCTTTGACGGCTACTGTTTTGACTACTACACAAGCAGTAACGGCTGATACAGGAGCAGGTGATGAATCTTTTACTCATGCAGGTGAAAAGATTCTTGCTTCTTCTTTCGGTCTAAGTGAAATTACTAGTGTAGAAGTAGTTGGACAAGAAAACCATGATAATCATTTTGTGATTGGGGATATTAGCGCAGATGGAAGTTTCTTCTATCTTTACGCATATACTCTAGGTTCAGCGGCTTTGCTAAGTGCATCTTTGCAATCTGGCGACATTGGTGTTGTTTCGCTAAAAGTTACAGGTAATCTTTGAGGTGATTAAGTGAGAGTAAAAAATACTACGGGCGGAACAAAAACTGTTCTCGGCAGGTCATATCTCGGTAATCAAGAATTTGATGCTGATGAAGAAATGCGTGGTATTTTTCTAAGAAACGGTTTTACCATTTTGGAAGAAACTGTGGTGGAAGTGGAAGAGGTTGTTGAGGAAGTTTCCGATGATACAGCCTCTCCACTCCCCGACTTAGATAGTATGACAAAGAGAGAACTGCAAGCACACTTGCGCTCTTTGGGAATCCCATTTAAATTGTCGCAAAACAAGTCTGACCTTGTTAGCCTATTGAGTGAAGAAGAGTAAGTTTTATTACTTACCTATCTTTGCGTATAACTAAGGAGATGAAAATATGCCTATGAATTCAACAGAAATAACAGCGAATACAATTCTATCTACTACGGGTGGAAACTTTGATGGACTAATTTACTACAATGGGGCAACAGCCTCAGTAATTAACGTATTTGATAATACGGTTGCTGATGTAATTGCGCCATGTGATTATAACAACGACCCAACAATCACTACTGGTGATACTTCGGTATTGGCTGTTGGTATGTTTGTAACAGGAACAGGTATTCCCGATGGTGCTACAATTGCGTCAATTACAGATGGCACTACATTTGAATTAAGTGCTTCTACAACAGGAGGCAACGTAGTGGGGGGTTTGCTAACTTTTATTGATGCAACAAATCAGATTGCTAAATTTAATGTGGCCGCTAACTCTTCTGATGTAATTAGAGGTCTTGACATTATTTGTAGAAATGGTATTAAGATTATTGCTGATAACTTTACCACACTTGAAATCTTTGCCCTTACTAATTAGGGGGCTAAAGAATGACGAATATACCAGAATTCTCATACATACAGCCTGAGGATATTAGAGAAGGTAAAGGCGATACCGTAGTTAGAAAGACATGGAATGAGGACTTTGCTAAGGAGGCTTTTATTGCCTTCATTCTATATGAGGCTTCAAACATTAATACAAGTTTAAAGACAAAAATTGGTGATACAAATACCACTTTTGGCCTAAAGAACATGGCAACCTTCTTGTCTAGAAATCACAATATTGGTGGTTATGACGATTCGGAGTTTGATAAGACCAACCGTGATGCACTAAAGCAAATTAGTGAAATGCCTTTGCGTAGTTTGATAGGTGCGGTAATGCCCGAAGAAAGTCAAACTAAAGTAGAAGAAGGTTTTTTTGACCAAACTACAAGAGAGAGATTAGGAAGGCATTTGTTTTATGCTGAACAACATGATGAAATGATAATTGTTATGAAAGAGACAAATTTGCCACTTTCTAATCAAATTACTAATCAAAGAACTTCTTCATTGAAGAAAATAATGGAGTTTAAAGTTGGCGACCTAATGGATGAAAGGAAAACTAATCTAGATTTTATTACCTTCTTTGATATTTTTGATGACGACTTTGTAAGATACTTTGGAGAATTGCTTCCTGTTTATGCTTATAAAAAGGGTAAGGCTAAGGTAAATGAAGAGGTGCAAAATTATCTAGACTCTTTTCAAGACAGAGAAAAGAAAGCCGTTGCCGTTATGGGTTTAATTGACGGTGTTGCTAATTATCTCGATACTGCTATTAGAGAATATTATGGTGGTATATTTGACATGGGAGAAGAAACCCGAATGGGTGTAATGGGCGAAATAGGAAAAAGAGTCGGTGGGGATATTTACGAAGAAAGACAAATGGGTTCAATTAAACTTTCACCATCTGAAATTACAATTATCCAAAGACAACTTCTACCGTTGGGTGATGAGGGGGCTAAAAGAAAGGCCGAAGAAATTTTTGGAACAGATAAAGTAATTCAAGAATCATTGGGTGGTGAAGGATATGATGCCACTAAAGATTATTCGGGAAGACAATCTGTAGACATTAATCTAGATGCCTTATCTAGAGAACAATGGGAAGACCTAGTAGCCACACTAATAGAATATGGAGGAAGGGCTAATAGCAGGTCGCTTCAAGGTAAAGGTAAAGCAATTCTTATGGATGCCGTAGAAGGTTTTGTAGAAAAAACAAAAACAGAAATATTTGGCTCTATGCAAGAATTTGCTGAATTTGAAGATGAAGTAAATAGTAGAATTGAAAGTATTTACGCCAGTTCTAGAGAACAACGAATGGTTACACCTCAACAAAGAGATGAATTTGAAGGTGCTGATTCTTCTTTATATTTAAGTTCAGCCGACCTATTGGAATATTTGAGAAGATTATATCAAGAAGGAAAGGTTAAGATAACACAAGAAAGGAAACAAAGAGCAGTAGACCCAACAAATATGTTAGTTTTACAAAACGTTCTTACGGGTAATTATAAAATAGAAATAAAAGACTACGAACCTTATACCACAAAATATGGTGGGTCTGTTAGAAAATTAGAAGGTAGAAGAAAAGACAAAATTAAATTTAGCCCAAGACTAATTGATTCAGAAGAAGAGGGTCGAGAGATAAGAGAAAGAGCCAATAGACCAATTGAAGCACTTAGAGATATTTTTAGCAAAACAGAAGCAGGATTTACAAAACAAATGAGAGGCGTTTATAGTCTGGCTAAGAATAATCTGTCTGGCGACAACAGTATGCTAAAGGGTTTGATTAAGATATTTGGGAGTGTAGACTCTGATGAACAATTTGAATCAGGAACAAGTCTTTCAGACTTTGAAGATTTGGAATTAAATGTAAATGAGATAAAGGATGATTATGAACCGTTTGTGACATTTATGTTAGAAGTTATTGATTTGGTAGATAGTAGACAAGAATTTGTAAATAAAATGAAAGGATTGGCTATGGATTCAGAAAAATTGGATGAAATTGTAGATAGTTTTTCTCTACTAATAAATGACATTAATCAAGGCATAGAAAATATCGGTAGAGAACAGCAAGAAGGACTCGGAGAAATAGTGACCGAAGAAGGTGAAGAGGGAGAACGGGAACTACAAAGTGAGATAGAACGTAGACAGCAATTGTTTGAAAATGTTGCTGATGAAAAAACAGGATTTAAAAATGAATTAATTACCTATTCTGATAGCCTGTATAACATTTTCCAAAATATTATTCTAAACGAATTAATGAATCCTAAATATGAAGAGGCATCGGAAGAAGAAATAAGAAGTCTTTTACAAAGGGCTACTAAATCAGAAGATAACAAGATGGGAATACCGCAAGAATCAGTAGATGTTATTTTAATGAAATTAAATAAGGTTAATTTTATTGTGGATAATTTACCACAAAAAGATATTACGGAGATAAAACAATTTATTCCTAAAGTTACAGTTGCCGAAGGTATTGATACTGTTAGGGGAGATTTAGATAAACAAATAGATGACATTTTTCAAGGTATTAGTGAAACTATGGCAGGTAGTAAATTAGGTGATGTTTCTACTTATGGTTCATTGACATTTAAAATTACACCAGAAAAGAGAGGATTTAGATTTAAAGGTGAATATGATATTAAGGGTAACGTAAAGCCCCAAATAACAAGAGCCTACATTAGTTATGGTAAAGATGCTAGAAGCACAACAACGGCAGGTGGAGATAAGGTTGCTGACCTACAAGGTGGAACAATGATTTCAAAGCCACTACTAGAAACATTGGAAAAGATTAGAGTTGCTCTAAATACTTTAAACAATGCGATATAATTATAAATAAGAAATAGGAGTAATAGACATGGTAAAGATAGTAACCCCATCCGACATTTCTCTTAGTGTTGTAAATTATGATGGTGGGGTAGGCAGTTATACTACTGCTGTTAAAGTAGCCGCACTATTGGGTATTGCTGATTTTGTTTCCGCTAGTTCAGGCTCGGCTACTTCTCCTACATTAGAAGAGGTGGGAGATTTAATTAGGAGAGCCGAAGATTTAATTGATGAAACTACAAACTCATCATGGAGAGAAAATTTGGTAGAAAATGAATTCCATGACTTTGATTTTGACGACAAGTGGAGAAGTTATTATTCCGATTATGTGGGCAAAATTAGACTAGAGAATGAGAATATTAGAAAGATTATCCGCATTGCTACATGGGAGGGCGACAATTACAAAGACCTAGCATCAGCCGTAGCCACAGTTACAATTAGCGATTACACTAATGTAACAAGTGTAACTTTAACGGCAGGTGGTACAACTTGGGTATTAACAGCAGGAACGGGAACAGGAGAGTTTAACAAAACTTTTGGTAAAAGAACTACTGCTATGGAATTGTGTTATTTGATTAATGAACAACCACCTAGCATTACTGCGCCATTTACGGGTGCTACTACTAACAAATCACTCGCTTCTAGCGGAAGTAATATTTCGGATTTCTTTTATGCTAATTTGGAGGAAGATGAAACTGTAACAATTGTATCTTTATTGCCAGGTTCTGATGGACAAAATTGCACAATTGCAGTTAGTGGTTCTGGTATCAGTAAAACAGACTTTACTGATAAAGAAGAATATGACAGAAATCAAGATTGGTGGGATATGCGAGATACTGGGGATATTTTCTTTAGGTCTGATTATCCAATTAGAAGAAAGCATTCTATTAAGGTTACATATACCTATGGCAATCAAAGAGTTCCCGCAGTTATTGAAGATGCGGCTACTAAATTAGTGGCTTGTGAGTTAATCGCCTCCGACGATTCATATGTTTTATTGGGCAACGATTCTACAAATGGTATGGACTTGAAGAGTAAGTATGATACCTACAAGGCTGATATTGATAAAATTCTAAAACTTAAGAAGAGGGTCATTTATTATTTGGATGGTGATTGATATTTGGCAAAGCATTATTAAACGTAGGTTAAAAATTTCTAGACAAATAGATATTTTACAAGCCGTTATTAACATGTTAGATGAACACTTTGATGAAATGGCTGACCCTGATGGGACAGTTGATAGTAGAGTTTTAAGAGAACCAACATTTGTAGAAAATTTGAAAGAAGAAGTATTAAGAATAAAAGGAGATGTGCCAAAGAATTCAATAACATTATGGTTTAAAAATAGATAT